ATAGTTGACAAATGTAAATACTTATGGTATAATTAGAGTAATAAAACAAGTTTATTAAAAACCTAATGGACAATTCATTTAATGAACCCAAACCCAAAACCAAATGTAAATATCGTTGTTGAAGAAGCGTCAGCTGATGTACCCCTTGTTAAAAAGAAGGGTGGTAAACGAATAGGTGCTGGTCGCCCTGCTTTAGTTCGTGAGAATTACAAGCGGCAAGAGATGGGACTTAAACCTATCCCTAAAACCCCTATTAATTCTAAACGGGATGCAAACCGCATACTACCCGTTAGTAAGAAGGCAAGACACCAAGAAATATTAGCTGGTTTATTAAACAGCAAGGGTAAGGCGGTAATCCAAAAGATATTGGACAAAGCCCTAACTGATGGCGATGCTGACCAAATGGCGTGTCTTAAGTTGGTGGCTGACCGAATAATCCCTGCTGATTATTTATCTAAGGCTAGTGGTAAGGGTAACCAAATTAATATATCCATCACTGGCATAGGTCAAACAGTAGATATTGAGCAAGAGGCGTATGAGGCGCAAGACGCAGAAATAATACAAGAGGATGACGAGTAATGGCTGCTGGGGATTTTACGGTTTATAGTATTATAAATAAACTACCTGCCAATCCTTTGCGCAGTGTATATGATACTTACTTTGCACCTGAAACCAAAGCCCATGCTACTTGGTATGACGAACAACTCCCAACTATGTTGGATAAATATAAAGATGTAATTGGCACACAACGCACCTCAGGGACACTACGGGATATTGCTGCTGAGTTTATTGGTGCTGCTGATTATGCTCAAAGGTATTCAGGTTCAAAAAGTCAAGCAGGATTAAATGCAAATTTATATCAATATTTAAATAATGGTATTACTCCTGATGCAGATGCCAATAGGTTTCAAGATAAGGCAGGTATAGCTTTTGGTATGAAAAATAAGAATATGAGTAAAGAGGATTTAGTTAAGGCTGGTATTGAGTGGGCAAAACGCATAGCACCAAATGCCCCAATAAACAATATGCCTTCTAGTAAAGAAATATATTAATGGCAGATTTAAATGTCAAGCTTCACGAGAAGCAATTAGAAGTATTTAATGACAACCACCGTTTCAAGATTCTCGCTGCTGGTAGGCGGTTTGGTAAAAGTCGGTTAGCTGCTTGGCTCCTTATTATTGAAGCCCTGAAGTCGACAGAGAAGGATGTCTTCTATGTTGCACCAACTTACCAACAAGCAAAAGACATCTTGTGGGGATTGTTAAAAGAAATTGGGCATGATGTCATTGCCTCGGCACATGAGAATACCTCTGTCCTTACTTTAGTTAATGGTCGTAAGATTTACCTCAAGGGTGCAGATAGACCTGATACCTTACGGGGTGTGGGTTTAGCGTTCCTTGTAATCGATGAGTATGCTGACTTAAAGCCAAATGTTTGGGAACAGATATTACGTCCAGCCTTGTCAGACGTGCAGGGTGGTGCGGTGTTTATTGGTACCCCAAAAGGTAGAAATCATTTTTACGAATTGTTTAAATATGCGGAAAGTGAGAGAGATGATGAGTGGAAAGCGTTTCATTTTACTTCCTATGATAATCCCCTTATTCCAGCAAAGGAGTTTGATAATGCTAAACAAAGTATGTCGAGTTTTGCGTTCCGCCAAGAATTTATGGCTTCGTTTGAAGCAGCAAGTCGTGACTTGTTTAAAGAGGAATGGATACGCATTGATGAAGAAGAACCTGAAGAAGGTCGTTTCTTCATTACTGTGGACTTGGCTGGCTTTATCAATGTGGACAGGGAATCAGGGAATAAGAATAAAAAATTGGATGAAACGGCTATAGCTGTTGTTAAGGTTCACGAAGGTGGTTGGTGGGTTGCAGATATTTTGCATGGTAGGTGGGATATTCAGGAAACTTGCTCTCAGATAATGAGGGCTGTTGTTCAGTATGAACCTGTTGCTGTTGGAATTGAAAAAGGAAGTTTAAAAAATGCTGCTCACCCTTACCTTACAGACCTTATGCGTAGGCATAATCACTACTTCCGCATTGACGATGTCACTCATGGCAATCAAAAGAAAACAGACCGTATCATGTGGGCACTCCAAGGGCGATTCGAGCATGGGAAGGTCACGCTAAATGAGGGGACATGGAATAATGAATTTATTGACCAGCTTGTCAATTTCCCTAACTCACAACTGCACGATGACTTGATAGATGCCTTGGCATACATTGACCAAATACAAATAGTAGAAAGCTCAAATAGTTTTGAAGAAGAAGAATATCAACCAATGGACGTTTTAAGTGGCTACTAATATGGATAAACCTGAATTTTTAGATAGAATCAATAATCCCAATAACTATCCTTATATTGAAAATAAAGATGGTTCATTTTCTACACATAAAATGTCTGCTGAAGTAGATGAGAAAGGTAATTGGTATGCTTTTCCTACTATTGTAAAAATGCCTTCAGGTGAATTATATGAATTTCAAGACCCCTATCAAGCAATGGAATACAATCTAAGAACAGGTAATTATTTACCTATGAAATCTAAAGAAGAAGCTATTAGTTATGCTTCAGGTGGTTATAAAAAAGGCACTCCTTTAGAAAAATTTAACCCTTTGAAAAATAAAAAATAGGATACGCTATGCAAAATAAATTAGTAGATTGGATTGTAGGTTATACGGACGAGTGGCGTACACACCGAGATGATAATTATTTGTCTGATTGGAAAGAGTATGAACGCTTGTGGCGTGGAGTGTGGGCAGCCGAGGATTCAACTCGTCAATCAGAGCGTAGCCGCATCACTTCCCCTGCCTTACAACAAGCCATTGAGAATCATACTGCTGAGATAGAAGAAGCTGTCTTTGGTCAAGGCGACCATTTGTTTGAGATTGAAGATAACATGGGTGACCAAGACCCCTTGGATATTGAATATCTGCAAAGATACATGAAGGAATGTTTTAAAAAGAATAAAATCCGTAAATCTGTTGGGGATGTTGTCCTCCTTGCCTCCATCTATGGTACGGGTATTGGTGAAATTACCCTCAAAAAGTCAATAGAATTTAAACCTGCCACTCGCCCCTTAGAAAATGCTGATGCAATTCAGATTGGTGTGGAAGAAGTAGAGAAAATTAATGTTGCATTACGCCCAATCAACCCACAAAACTTCCTTATTGACCCAAATGCCTCAACTATTGAGGAAGCGATGGGTGTTGCCATTGAAGAATTTGTGTCTGCTCACACTATTGCTCAAAAAGTCAAAGAGGGTGTGTATAAAGACACCGATATTGAAGACGATAGTGCCCCTAATAAAGACCTAGAGGCTTCTTGGATTGACCAAGAGTATAATGACGACAAAATTCACATTATTCGCTACTATGGTTTAGTGCCACTAGCCTTGTTAGAAACCGAAGGCGAGGAGGAAATTGTTGACCTACTTGGTGAGGAAGATGAAACCGAGTTAATGGAGGAGTATGGCGATTTAGTAGAGGCAATCGTTGTTATTGGTAACAATAAACTCCTAAAAGCAGAGAAAAACCCATACATGATGCAAGACCGCCCAGTTATTGCATACCAAGATGACAGTATTCCTAACCGTTTTTGGGGTCGTGGCATTGCTGAAAAAGGTTATAATATGCAAAAGGCGATTGATGCCCAGTTGCGTAGTCACCTAGATTCACTTGCCCTAACCGCTGTCCCAATGATGGCTATGGACGCTACACGCCTCCCTCGTGGCAGTAAATTTGAGGTAAGACCGGGGAAAACCATCTTAACAAATGGTAATCCTGCTGAAATCTTAATGCCATTTAAGTTTGGTACAACAGACGCTTCCAACATTGAGATTGCTAATAAATTTGAAGGTATGTTGCTACAAGCGACAGGTACTCTTGATTCACAAGCGATGCAAGCTTCCCCTGCTGGTGCTGGTGAGATGTCAATTACCCTTTCATCTATTATCAAAAAGAATAAACGAACTCTTGTTAATTTCCAAGACCAGTTCCTTATCCCTTTTGTAGAGAAAGCCGCTTACCGCTTCATGCAATTTGACCCTGAGAAATTCCCTGTGAAAGATTACAGCTTTATAGCTTCTAGTTCATTGGGTATGCTTGCTCGTGAAGTTGAGCAATTACAAATGATTAATTTAATGAAAACTCTTGGTCCTGATAGTCCTATCCTTCCAATATTAATGCAAGGTGTAATATCCAATAGTTCTCTACCTAATAAAAATAATCTAATTGCACAAGTAATGCAAGCAATGCAACCAAATCCTGAAGCACAACAAATGCAACAAATGGAAATGCAATTGCAAGCAGGTTTAATTACAGCACAAACTAATGACTTGAACTCTAAGGCAGGTAAACAACAAGCGGAAGCTCAACAAATTGCTGTTGAAACTCAACTTAAACCACAAGAGGTTCAAGCTAAACTTGCTGCTGCAATATCCACTAACCTTTCTGCTGGCACTGCTGATGACAAGGAATTTGAGCGTCGTGCCAAGTTATCTGAACTTATGTTTAAAGAAAAAGAGTTGGATTTAAAAGAAAAAGACATGATGCAGAAGCTTGACATTGTAAAACTACAAATGGAAAAGCCCTTGACAATGGAGTAATCTTGTGATATAATGTAAGTATAATATAAGCTTATTATAACACATCTAATTTAGGAGTGCAATAGCTTGCAAAAAGAATTACAAGAATATTACGAAGAAAGATTTTCCACAATGACAACAGTTGGGTGGAAACAGTTTATAGAGGATGTTCAGGCTTTATTTGATTCATATAATAATATTACTACTGTAGATACGCACGAAGAATTACACAAGCGTAAAGGGCAGTTGGATATATTACAATGGGTATTAACATTAAAAAGCGTAAGTGAACAAGCCTACGAGGAGTTACAAATTGCGGATAATGCTTGATTTCAAGTGTTCCGTTTGTGACCAAGTAGATGAACGGTATATAGATAATAAAACAGAATACACTGAGTGTTCTAAATGTAATAGTAGAGCTACCCGTTTGGTTAGTACACCTACCATTTCATTAGAAGGATATTCAGGTAGCTTTCCAAGTGCTGCAGATGCTTGGGCTAAAAAGCATAATCAACCTGCAAAAAGAGATTAGTCTAGCCAATAGATTAGTTCCTTTCCTATAATGCTTAATGCACAGGAGAAATATTATGGCAAAAGTTATAGATGACGTTTTAGAAAGTACGATTGAGACAAGTTCATTAGACGAAATCGATGCACCCATAGAGGCGCAAGTCGAACAACCTGTTGAAGACGATTTACCTGAGAAGTACCGCAACAAGTCCGTTAAAGACATCATTGCAATGCACCAAGAGGCTGAAAGGTTTATTGGCAAGCAAGGTGGTGAGGTAGGTGACCTGCGTAAAGTGGTAGATGACTTTATTAAAACGCAAACAGCTAATAACTTAAAGACACAAGAGATAGAAACTAATAGTGATGAGGACTTCTTCATTGAGCCTAAGAGTGCTGTAAATAAAGCAATCGAAAATCATCCAGCTATTAAGGAAGCCCAGCAAGCCTCTATTGCCATGAAACAAGCGGCAATTCAAGATAAGCTTTCTAAGGATTTCCCTAATTATGTAGAGGTTGTTACAGCCCCTGCGTTTGCTGAATGGATTAAGGCATCTAAAGTTAGAACAGAGTTATACAACCGAGCAGATAGTAATTTTGATTATGATGCGGCTCAAGAACTTTTGTCTACTTGGAATGAACGACAATCCGTAACCTCTAAGGTAACTGAAACTGCTAAACTAGACCGTGACTTACAACTCAAAGCGGCTGATGTTGGTAGTGGAAATGCCCAAGAATCTGTTTCAAAAAAGAAATATCGTCGAAGCGATATTATTAAACTTATGCAAACTGACCCTGAAACGTATGAAGCTCGTGCTCCTGAAATTATGCAAGCTTATCGAGAAGGTCGTGTTATTTAATTATTATAGAAAAGGATTTATAAAATGGCTTTAGGTACAAATCAAGTAACAACCACAACAGCAGCAACCTTTATTCCAGAGATTTGGAGTGATGAGATTGTTGCCGCTTATAAAAAGAACCTAGTTCTTGCAAACTTATTTAAAAAAATGTCATTCGTTGGTAAAAAGGGTGATACAGTTCATATCCCTTCACCAAGCCGTGGCACTGCATCTCTAAAAGCTGCTAACACTCAAGTAAACTTGATTGCTGCAACTGAAGGCGATGTAGTTGTAACAATTAACCAACACTACGAATACTCACGTTTGATTGAAGATATTGTCGAAGCACAAGCTCTAACTTCACTACGTCGTTTCTACACAGAAGATGCTGGTTATGCTTTATCTCGCCAAGTAGATTCATCTCTTGTTCAATTAGGTCGTGGCTTTAACGGTGGTAACATCGCTAACTCTGCATACGCTGGTGCTTTCTCAGGTGCTGATGGTACAACTGCTTATGTAGCTGCTGCTAACACTGGTTTGGGTGCATTAACTGATGCTGCGATTCGTCGTACAATTCAACGTCTAGATGACAATGATGTTCCTATGGATGGTCGTTTCTTCTTGATTCCTCCTTCATCACGTAACACATTGATGGGTTTAGCTCGTTACACTGAGCAAGCTTTTGTTGGTGAGCAAGGTTCTAACAACACAATCCGTAACGGTGAAATCGGTAACTTGTATGGTATCCCTGTATTTGTTTCTTCAAATGCTGATACTACTTCAGGTACTACTGCTTGCCGTGTTGCTTTACTAGGTCACAAAGATTCTGCTGTACTAGTAGAACAACAAGGTGTTCGTTCACAAACTCAATACAAACAAGAATACTTAGGTACTCTTTACACTGCCGATACATTGTACGGTGTGTCTGAGTTGCGTGACAACGCTTGCTTTGCATTAGCTGTTCCAGCCTAAGTAATTAGGTTTAAACCTCTTACTCCTTTGTGGGTAGGGGGTTTTTGCATAATTATTTAAGGAGAGTAAAATGGCACAATTTAAATGTTTAGTTTCAGGTACGATTGCTAATTTTGAATATGAGCATGACATTGCTGAAATGCACAAGCACCCTCAATATGTATTCGTAGAACCAAAAAAAGATTTAGGTTTAGTTAAAGAAAAGACCGTAGTAGTACAACCAACAGCTAAGGACTAATTATGTCAATATATCGTGGTGCAGGTGGAAGCGGTGATGCAACGAATGATGCAACCGTTTCTCAAGTCCAAACTTATGCTTCTCAAGCAGCTACCTCTGCCACGAACGCTGCTGCAAGTGCCACCGCTGCTGCTGGTAGTGCGTCAGGAGCTGCTACCTCTGCTACCTTAGCAACTGCTGCAAAGAATGATAGTGTTGCTATTTCTAATACTGTTGCTGGTTATGTGGCAAGTGCCTTAGCTAGTGAGGCTGCTGCTTCAGGTAGTGCAACTGATGCTGCTGCTAGTGCCGCTGCTGCTGCTATATCTGAAGGGGGTGCAAGTGGCTCGGCTTCTGATGCTTTAGATAGTGCAAATACCGCTACAACACAAGCTACCGCTGCTGCAACAAGTGCAACTAACTCAGCTAACAGTGCGGCTAGTGCCTTAGCAATATATGGCAATACAACAGCAATGAACACTGCTGTTACTAGTGCTGGTAATTCAGCCACTGCTGCTGCTACCTCAGCAACTAATGCAAGTACATCTGCTTCTAACGCTTCTACTTCTGCTAGTGCTGCTTCAAGTAGTGCTTCTGCTGCAAGTACATCAGCTAGTGCTGCTGCAACATCTGCAGGTAATGCAGCCACAAGTGCAAGTAATGCGAGTAGTAGTGCTAGTGCTGCTTCATCTTCTGCATCTAGTGCTTCTACCTCTGCTTCTACTGCTACTACCCAAGCATCCAATGCTTCTACATCTGCAACTAGTGCTACTAACTCTGCTTCTACTGCTACAACACAAGCTGGCATTGCCACAACAGGGGCTACAACAGCAACGACACAAGCTGGTATAGCAACAACTCAAGCAGGTATAGCAACGACACAAGCAACTAGTGCTACATCTTCAGCTATAACTGCCACCACTCAAGCATTTAATGCTGCTACTAGTGCTACAAATGCTGCTAATTCAGCAACTAATATGATAGCTAACCGAGATGCTGCTGCTGCCTCTGCCACCGTTGTGTACTTCTACGTCATTCAGGACACCCAGTGCAATGGGGCTGCTGCTACTGTTGCCGACGCCAATGGCGGCATCTTCACTAACGCGAATCTGGCCATTGCTAACCACACCATCGCGAACTCGCACCGGTTCCGTTTGCTGAAGAAGATTGTCATGCCTCTT